ATTAAAATCAATACTACTACAAAGTGTAATACACCTTGAGTTTGACGCTCAATGCGTGTCTTTTGATGCGCACCTGAGATAGGACTTAAACTCTCTCTAAAAAGTTAGAGGAGGTGAAACCCAACGCCAAGAATTTAAATAATTAATTTAATTAATTATTTGATAAGGTAGTAAAGAGGTTCTAGAGGGATTAATTCTAGAAACAATCTTTACCAACCTTTAACCATTAATTTGGAACTCTATTCGAGGACCTACCCCCCCTTTATTTAGGGAAAGGGAAATTAATGTTATTTGCTCTTTTCGCACCCCGGTCTTTACGACCAACCATTGCTTAGCTAGCTACTAAATTTATTTAGACTAGCAAGCTTTGTATGATTAAGAAAGCTGTATACAGCATACCAAACTTGAATTATGAAAAGTAAAATCTTTCACAATACTCGCTTGGCATCTCCTGAAAAGGAGGTTCTTGGGGTTAATGATAAGTTAAAAAGGCGTATTAAAACCCTTGAAACTTTCATTAGCGCAAAGATTAAAGATATTAATGGTCTGGTCTCCCGAAACGGAGGCCGCGGACTAATCGGGTTACTTCTTAAGTATTCCCGAGGAATCCGCCCTCGTTCTTCCAAATCTGTTGTAAAACAGGTGAGTAGGTTTGTTATTTTCATATCGAAAATGGCAAGCCACTCTGGTTTAAAAGGTGTAGTAATATACCTTAAAGCTTGTCAAACTATCCTCCAACAATCTGTTGGAGGATTTAGGGTTGTAGATCTTACGGAATTAAAGGTTCGACCTGCTCGAAATAGAGCTGGAGTTCCTCTTATTATTCCTGCTGGAGTTCGGATTAAAATATCTAGGGATAGAGATATTCCTAGTATTAGGTTATGAATGACATTGTTAGGCCTTTATAGAGTTTTAGAATTTCCAGGAAAACTTTCCTTAGAAACTATTACTCAAAAGGGTCCTAATTTAACGTCCTTCTTACCTGAATGAGAATCTTTTATTAGATCTCATTTTAAACCTTTGCTTCAGCAACAAATAGGATCTTTTCCTTCCCTACCCAAAATTTCTATGTTTCCCATATTAAAATCCGGTCCTACAGTAATGGAACCTGGTCAAGCTTCTTCTTCTGAAGTCGCTATGATTAGGGCCGCTAGAATCTATTTAAGATCCGAGCAGCTTTCCAATTACTTTATAGACATTGCAAATAATATGGGATTTCCTGCAATCTGACAGAGGTTAAGAATGGTTTCATTAGCTCATTCTACTAAGCTAGACGGTCCCATTAATGAATATGGAGATGGAGAGGATATTTTTAAAAATTTATCTTTCTTTACCCCGTATCCAAAGGGACGTGGCTTTCTCGGAAGGTTGGGTGTTAAACCCGAACCGGCTGGGAAAATCCGTGTCTTCGCTATGGTAGATGCATGAACTCAATGAATTCTTAGTCCTTTGCATAAGTGGATATTTAGTTTACTAACATCCATAAAGCAAGACGGAACTTTTGATCAATTAAAGCCGATATTGGCCTTACAGAAGAAATTTTCGACTAAACCGAAAGGTCGAGTCTATGCTTCTTTAGATTTGTCTGCAGCTACTGATAGGTTGCCGATCTCTCTTCAAGAAACCATTATTAAGGTTCTTTTAGAGGGAAAGGTTAAAGATTCTGCCAGCTTTGCAAAAAGTTGGCGTGGTCTTTTAACCAAGCGACCTTATCAGTTAACTAAAGACGTCTTAGTGGCATCTCAGTATAATCATAAAGATTTTTTATCTGGGATATACTACTCTGTAGGGCAACCAATGGGTGCTTTATCATCTTGAGCTATGCTTGCTTTAACTCATCATGCTATGATGCAGTTTGCCTATTACAAGGCATACGGAAAGCATGTCTGATATACAGGGTATGGGGTCTTAGGTGATGATGGGGTAGTAATAGGAGGTAGAGTTATTGATCAGTATCAAAGACTCCTGAACAAAATCGGTGTAAAAGCGGGCCTTGCAAAATCTATTATTGCTCGGTCCCGTTTTGTAATCGAGTTTGCCAAGAAGTTTTTTGTTGATCAGACTCAGGCAAATATGCTCCCAATAAAGGAGTGTATTGCCTCTTCTATTAGTACTTCTCTAATTTTAGAGTTCGCTCGTAAATACGAGATGTCTCTAAACCAGGTTCTATCTTTCTTAGGTTATGGATTTAAATCAAAGATGAAAAGTTTTAATACTTACTTCTTTAATTTAGGATCTCGCAAACGGGTTTTACTCGTTTGGTTATCCCATCCTTCCTCTCATATTGGAAAGTCAACTTATTTTGAGTGACTTACCCAATTGAGTTGAAAGGAATTTCATAAACCTTCTGAATATTCAGTCCGTTTAGTTTCTATATTATGCAGAGAAGCTTTAGATAATAAAATATCTCGAGTTCTCGATGCAGAGTATAATTACTTCACGTCTTTATATGAGATTGATAGAACATTAGATAAGAACTATCCTATAACCATCGTGACTAGTCGAGATCGGGGGGATTATATCGAAAGTGAGAATTTTCCTTATAGTTGAAAAGGGGTCCTTGACCCTGATTTAACTAAAGGAGGTGATTCAAACTTTTGAGATGAATCTTTTAGCGTCTCTTCTAGTCATGGATATCGTTGAAAGTCAGAACAGGAGGCATTATCAAAAATTAAAGTAGGGATAGATTTTGAACCTATCGAAACTTTATATAATGATATTGCTGATTCTCTCTATGACATTAGATTTTCCAATGGAGACATTGATAAAATCAATTTATGTCTAGAGGCCTATTTTGCTTTAGACGACGTCCTTGCCCTTATACCTGAAGAATTTTGGGTGTCTAAGAGAGAAGACTCTAAGCCCTATCGGGATTTCTTAGAGATCTACTCCCTTTGACAAGATTTGACTAAACCATTGTGGTCTGAATTCAATTCCAAATCAGACAATTCTTCAAAACCTTTACCATCTGACCCTTGAGGGGCCAGTGATGAGGATGAAGGTAGTTTTATGGACCAAGGTCCATTAGTAACTATGTCTGATTGAGGAGCTGAATACGTACCTACTAAAGAACGAGGTGATTTAGAAGGTCAGCGTAATTCACTTAACAATTCTTTGAATAATTCAAAGGTAGATAAGCCAGCTTTCGATTTTTCTAGATGGTTTGAGTTTATCAAATCATCAGTTAATTGATCGCTGTTCCTTATTGTACTATTAGTCGAGCTATTCTTGTTTTCAGGAATGATTTTAATCTTTCTTGAAATTACTAATCCTGTGGTTTCCGAACCGACCGTCACTATTTTAGTGGCCAGTAAGAACGATGCACCTCCTATCCATTTATGGTTAGGGACAGCAGGATTAGGAATATTAATAGCTGTGGGAATTTACTCTCTATATAATTATGGGTCTTTATGACCTATGATAGAAGGTGTTCCTGAGATAATCGTAACCGAGAGCAATCTTGGTATTCAAGGTCCGATGACTCTTGATGAGTATACCGCTTTGCAAAAGGCGATGGAAAATCAAGCGTTATTGGATAATCTTGCGATATCTCCAATAGGAGATCTTTGAGTTACTCCTTGAACTTAAGTGGATCGTTGATACTTCACTAGTGGATTTAAACTACTAGAGAAAATTTATCGATGCGCACCTGAGCGCCAAGCGCTTTGGGG